AACCGCACCCCATAGAGTTCTTTCGCCATCTATTACTGGGAATGAAATCATTCCATCAGTGCCTACGCTAACTGAATGTGTCGTACCTGAGGCACTTGTGTTTGTTATTTCATAGGCTTCGTGATCATGTTCTCCAGTGTAAGCAGTTGTCTGTACAGTATTATCTTGAAATGTTAGGCCACCACCAAAGGTTGCTACTCCGCCTGCTGAACTGGTAATTTCTCCGCTGATCCAACATACTGGAGTAAATGTACCATCACCGCGGTCTGTGTAGCCTATGCCAACTATTGTTGCACCACCTACCATATTAGGACTAGAAACATTCGTTCCAATCAAACCTGCAACAGTGATTCCTAACGAAGAAGCTAATGCATCAATTAATGCTGTGCAATTTGCAATTGAACCATTAGGACCCCAATAAAACATATTAGTACCAGTGCCTGTTCCGCCAGCGACTACGGTTGTCCCAGAGGAGTCCGATACACCATACTCACCACTTATTGATCTTGTTGTGCCCGTATTAAAAACGCTAGTTGTTGCCGGCTTGCCTGTTAAGTCAGCATACGCACCGCTTGTAGCAACAGCGGCAAAGCTGGGCATGCCTGTAATGCTGGTCCATGTAGTAGGGCCTCCACCACCGCTCCCACCACCCCCAATCAGTTCACCACCTGGGGTAACACCATCATGGTAGTACAGGTATCCGTCCCTGTAGGTGATTTCGCCCCAGCGTCCCAAGTGGTCGCTTGGTGTTGCGTCAGTTAGCTTGATGGTATTAATTTTACGAGTTGACATTGTATTTTCCTTTTTGCCAGGGTCGTGGCTTTGAAGTATTTACCAAAACATGAATTTTAACGCATTTGTCCAAAATGGCAAAAATAGATTGATTTGGCTATTGCTCTTTGACCGCAATCATAAGTATAATACAACACATGCCCAAACAATTGAAGCGTGTGTTGTTTGACCCAATAGGGTCTAACACTAATATTGGCTAATACATAAAGGAAATTTATCATGGCATCTTTAGCAGAAATCCGCGCTCGCTTAGCCGAGCAAGCACAAAAGTCTGGTGGTTCTAACACCAGCACCGGTGATAACGCAATTTACGCACACTGGAACATCCCCGAAGGTACATCCGCATCAATGCGTTTTCTCCCAGATGGAGATGACACAAATACATTCTTTTGGCGTGAGCGTCAGATGATTCGTATTCCGTTCAGCGGAGTAGCAGGTCAGGACGAAACTAAGAAAGTTGTTGTACAAGTACCTTGCGTTGAAATGTGGGGCGAAACATGCCCAGTTCACGCTACAATTCGTCCTTGGTTCAAGGACCCTAACCTAGAAAAACTAGGTCGTACATATTGGAAGAAACGCAGTTATGTTTTTCAGGGCTTTGTTGTCAACAGCCCAATGGAAGAACAAAGCACTCCGGAAAATCCAGTACGCCGATTCATCATCAGCCCACAGATTTTTACAATCATCAAGCAAGCATTGATGGATCCAGACATGGAAGAATTGCCAACTGATTATCAGCGTGGCACAGACTTCCGTCTAAACAAAACCCAAAAGGGTGGATACGCAGACTACTCAACAAGCGGTTGGGCTCGTAAAGAGCGTGGCTTAAACGAAACTGAACTGCAAGCAATTGCACAACATGGTTTGTTTAATCTCAACGACTTTATGCCCAAGCGTCCAGGTGTTGACGAAGTCCGTGCCATCATGGAAATGTTTGAAGCCAGCGTTGACGGTCAGTTGTATGATCCTAACAAGTGGAGCAAGTTCTATCGTCCAAGTGGCGTTCAGATCGTTGGCGCCACAGGAGCCGCGGCTGATGCAGATGAAGATACACCTGCACCAGTGGCAAGTAAGCCTGCACCAGTGGCAAGTAAGCCTGCACCAGCGCAAGTAACTGCAACAGCAACACCATCTGATAGTGGAACAGCTAAGCCAAGCGTTGACGACATCCTAAAGATGATTCGTAACCGTAGCACAACTTAATTGCTGAAAGAGGGTAGAGCGATTCTACCCTCTTAATTTCTACTAGAGGATAACATGGCGCAAAAAGCATTTGACGTTTCTAAGTTTCGTAAAAACTTAACCAAAGCCATTCCAGCAATGAGTTCTGGCTTTAACGATCCACGAGATTGGATCAGTACAGGCAATCATACACTTAACTATTTGATGACCGGCGACTTTGGTCGTGGCATTCCACTTGGTAAGGTTACTATGTTTGCTGGTGAATCCGGTTCGGGCAAAAGTTATATCTGTTCGGGTAACCTGGTTCGACATGCACAAAAGCTGGACATACTTCCAGTTATACTAGACAGTGAAAATGCACTGGATGAAGACTGGTTACGGTCATTGGGCATTGATACTGCACCAGACAAGTTGATGCGCTTTGGCGTATCAATGATTGACGAAGTGGCAAAGTTTATCTCTGAGTTCATGAAAGAATACAAAGAAGCCTATGCAGATCTTCCATACGAAGAACAAAAGAAAGTATTGTTTGTGATTGACTCTGTTGGTATGTTGTTGACTCCAACAGACATTAACCAGTTTGAAGCAGGTGACATGAAAGGTGACATGGGTCGTAAGGCCAAGGCATTGACAGCTCTTATTAAGAATACTGTTAATCGTATTGCTCCGCATCCGGTTGGCTTGGTTGTTACCAACCACACCTACGCAAGTCAAGACATGTTTGACCCCGATGACAAAATCACCGGCGGATCGGGCTTTGTTTATGCCAGCTCAATGGTGGTGGCTATGAAAAAGCTCAAACTTAAAGTTGATGCTGATGGCAACAAGACCACCACAGTAAATGGTATTCGTGCCGCTTGTAAAATTATGAAAACACGCTATTCAAAACCCTTTGAAAGTGTGCAAGTAGAAATTCCGTGGACCACTGGTATGGATCCATACAGCGGCCTAGTAGACTTGTTTGAAGCTCGCGGTTGGCTTAAGAAAGAAGGCAACAAACTGGTGTATACCACATTGGATGGTGAGATTATTAAAGAATTCCGTAAAGGTTACTCCGATGGAATTTTAGATAAGATCATGACAGACATTGTGGCTCGTGGTACAGATTTGGCCTATCAAGGCGCTATTAGCCCCAATGGCGAAATAGACGCAGAAGTAGCCGAGGCGTAACAATGTCTGACAGCCATGATGAATGGTTGCAGGAACAAGGAGTAAGGGTCATTGAAAAGCGACCCTTACGCCGTGCATTGTTCCAGCCGTTATCTTTTAGGGAATCGCCTGACATTGACATGGCAATTACATACAGTGAACATGAAGAGCATCTTTATAAAATTGAAGTCACGGGCGCAATGCTTAAAAAATGGCAGATGTGTGAGGCCAGACTGGATCATGTAATTAGATATGCAGACAAACAGGATACTTCTCCAACAAGTTTTTACCTTGACAACAGAGCCAAACACAACGACATGATGGTAAACAATCCCATGTATAGAGAAGCCTGGAAAGAGTTTCAATCCATAAGAGCCTTGCTTGGACAAGATACCTATTGGCCTTGACAACATTTTATGTTATAATATGCTATGCTGATAAAAACTTTGATCGAACAGCTTCAAACATTGTACGAAGCAGAAATGATTCACGCAGATGTTATGGGTGAACCAGAAATTATGATTGACTGTTTTAAACGAGTTGAGCAAGGCGTATTTCAGTATGCTGGCTTTAGCAATCAAGTAAGGATTGAAAGAAGCGCAGATGGAGTATACGCAATATTAAGTGGGTTTGTAGATGATTAAAAAACTAATGCAAAGACTTGGACGACACAGAATTATTTTAGATCGTCGAAGCAGTGAACCTTTACTAGAACGCTACTATGTGTTTCTTCGAGACCGTACATGGTTTCCGTTCAACATCTTTGTACACAAGTTTTGCAAAAGTGATCCAGATGATGTACATGATCATCCGTGGCCGTATTTTACATTGATTTTAAAGGGTGGATACTATGAATGGATTCCTCAATTTGACAAACACGGCAACAAGTTTGGCGAATTAGCCCATTGGAGAAAACCTGGCCACTTTAGGATCTGTAGCAGTAGGTCTTATCATCGCATCGAGCTTGATCCGGATGTCACATGTTGGTCATTGTTCATGCCTGGACCAAAGCAAAGAGAGTGGGGATTCCTAGTTAAGAATAAATGGGTTCACAACGAAGAATACCTTTCACAAATGGCAAAACAAAATAATTGATGCGACTAAGTATCGCAGTATCAAAACGATACACTTTTTGGAGAATTAATTAGCATGACAGAATCCGGAGAAATGTTAGCCGAAACATGGTTGGCTCTTAAACCTTACATTGATAAGAAAGAAAGACAAGATGCGGCTCTGGCCTTTTTAAGAGTGGCAGAGAATTTTGTAGACTTAGAAGGTTGCCGTAAAGATGCCAAAGGATCAGACTCTGCATTAGACAATGCATTCTCGGAAATTCTAGGCGAAGATGAAGAAGCTGAATCAGATGACGAAGAGGAATATTGATGAGTCAATGGTATAGAAAAGTAGCCGGCGATATCGGTCAGTTGCCTGATTGTATTGCCTACTTTGAAAACCAATTGGCCGAAGCTCGTGCCGAATTAAAAATGTCTGGTAGCCTAGAGCGAGCCAGTAGAGATATGCCAGGTATTGTAGAATATCGTTTCAATCAATTGCAAGAGATAGAAGCAATACTGGAGCATCTAAATATTGAATTAAGAAAACTCCGTAGTGCCAAGTTCCGACAATTTACAGAACACTACAATCGCGCACTGACCAGCAGGGATGCTGAAAAGTATGTGGACGGTGAACCCGAAGTGTCCGACATGGATTCAATCGTCAATGAGTTTGCACTGGTCAGGAACAAGTACTTGGGTCTAATAAAAGGCATTGACATCAAGCAATGGCAATTGAGCAATGTGATCAAGCTTCGTGTGGCAGGCATGGAAGATGCAGAGTTAAGTTAGTGCGTACTAACTAAAAATCAGCAGAAAGTGCAAAAATCCCACACTTTTTAAGCTGAAAATATAAAAACTCCAACAAAATCAACGACTTACAGCACCAGAAAGTGCAACAAAAAGGTTGACCTTTGGGCCTAGCCAGCATATAATACATACATGATGCAGAAAAACACTACTAAAACAACCCGTGTTGCAAAAATGCAACAAAGCAAAAAAAGAGGTTGCAAAGTAGTCTGTTTTGTAGCATAATAGAGTTTGTGTTTAATCATTCCACGCAAAGGAACCCAAAAATGTCAGCATACATTACAATTAAGAACGGTACATACCGTAGCTTCAACATTAACAATCAGACTTTCCAGTTGATTGCAGATTACAAAGAAGGCACCAAAGGTGGCTATGTTACTGTACTAGGTGACGAAAGCCTTGGTGAGTTTGCTGGCCGCGAAGTGCGTATTAAAGTGGCTTCCATGCGTGACGTTGAGCCAGCCAGTGCCGCGGATTGCGCCACAACCAGCATTGAAGCTAACTACGATGCACCCAAGCGCAAAGAAAAGCCAATGCAATTAGAAACAGACGAACAAGCAATTACCCGTATCCGTGAGCGTTTTGACATTTTGGAAGAAATGACAGAAGGCGCTGTTGACGGCTCAGTCCGTGCGATGATTGTTGTTGGCCCTCCAGGAGTTGGCAAGAGCTTTGGCGTTGAGAAAGTTCTCAACAAGGCCGCAATGTTTGACAAGATTGGTGGCAAGCGTCCTCGCTACGAAGTGGTCAAAGGTGCAATGAGCGCCATTGGCTTGTATTGCAAACTGTACCAGTTCAGCGATGAAGGCAATGTGCTAGTGTTTGACGACTGTGACAGCATCTTGCTTGACGACTTGAGCTTGAACATTTTGAAAGCCGCTTTGGATACCAGCAAGAAGCGTACCATCAGCTGGAACACTGACAGCCGCATGTTGCGTTCAGAAGGTGTGCCAGACAAGTTTGACTTCAAAGGCAGTGCAATTTTCATTACCAACATCAAGTTTGAGCATGTCAGGTCTGCCAAACTCAAAGACCACTTGACAGCACTGGAGAGCCGTTGTCACTATCTGGACTTGACAATGGATACCACCCGTGACAAAATGTTGCGTATCAAACAAATCACCATGGATGGTATGTTGGATGCGTATGATTTTGAAGAAGGTGCTACTAAAGAAATTTATGAGTATGTTGACACTAACAAGGATCGCTTGCGCGAGTTGAGCTTGCGTAGTGTTATTAAGATTGCAGACTTGAAGAAGATGTCAGGTGCTGGCGATCGTTGGAAGCGTCTTGCAGAAACTACTGTAATGAAGCGAGCAGAATAATAGCTGAAGTTACCGGGAGGCATTGTGTCTCCCGTATTTAGGAATATGATATGCGTAAACTAGCAACCATGAGAACGATTGACGAAATCCGGGCAATCCTAGATGCTGACGCAATTGAATGTGCAGTGGTTGGTGGCTGGACTGTGGTCATTAAAAAGGATGAATTCAAAGTAGGCGATGTAGCTGTCTACTGTGAAATTGACAGCTGGATTCCTACAGCACTTGCTCCGTTCCTCAGCAAAGGCCAAGAGCCTCGAGTGTACGATGGCATTCCGGGTGAGCGCCTGCGTACAGTAAAACTTCGCGGACAGTTGAGTCAAGGCCTGCTTCTTAGGTACTGGGATTTTCCCAAAGTGGTAGAGGCATTTCATAAGACTCGCTTGGCATCTGATGAGCCGTTTGATGTCACTGAAATTTTAGGCATTGTAAAATACGATCCACCAGTGCCAGCACATTTGGCAGGCGAAGTGCGTGGTCTGTTCCCAACATTTATTCCAAAGACAGACCAAGAGCGTGTTCAAAACCTAAGCACAGAGTTTGCACAATGGCAGGCTGACCGAGTCAATTGGGAAGTTACCGAGAAGCTGGATGGCTCGTCAATGACAGTGTATGTCAATGGTGACGATCATGGAGTATGTAGCCGTAACCTAAATCTCAAAGACACAGAAGGCAATACACTTTGGAAAGTGGCACACCGTGATCAGATCATTACGGCCATTGACGAAAGCGGTCGCAATCTTGCTGTACAAGGTGAAATTGTAGGCGAAGGCATTCAGGGGAATCCTTACAAAATTAAAGGTCAAAGTTTTTACACTTTTGACATTTATGACATAGATGCCAAACGCTATTTCAATCCAGTAGAACGCAATGAGTTTTGTGAGCTGTACCAGCTAATGCATGTACCTGTGGTGGCATTTAAAGCTGAGCCATATGACACACTTGGCATTGTGACCATTGCTGACATGTTGAAATTTGCAGAAGGCAAAAGTGACCTTAATGCTCAAACGGAAAGAGAAGGAGTTGTGTTTAAAGCACACTCACTTGATCAATCCTTTAAGGCCATCAGCAACAGGTTCTTGTTGAAAAGCAAGGATTAAGTTCAACACCGACAGCTGACTATTTGCGTGGAATGTGGTCGGTGGGGAAAAGGGCTCTTAGGAGTCCTTTTTTTTGACTAAAATATATTTTTCCTGGCCATTAAAAAATCGTGGTTTTTCAGATAAATATTAGTCGCCCAACCAACTGCACGACATCCATTATGGCAACATACAATTAGACATTGTTGTTGTATAATGTTATAATAGACTATGCCTGGAATAACTAGATTAGAAATCCGCGATGAAGTGAATGTTAAGTTCCACGACCTTGACCCTAGCACTCGTCGCAAATGCGAAACCAAATTAAAGTACCAACTACCTTATGCATACCATGTGCCTGCATTTAGGTTAGGTAGGTGGGATGGTAAGATAAGTTTCTTTACCACTGCTGGATCAACATATTTAAACTTGTTGGATCGAGTGCTACCCATACTTGATGAGGAAGGTTGGCAAGTTGAGATTGACGATAAAAGACAAGCACATAATTTTGCATTTGAAGAAGTTACCGAAGACACCTTTAGTCATATAGTTTGGCCCAAAGGACATCCTGCACAAGGCCAGCCTATTGTAATTAGGGACTACCAAGTGGAATGTATCAATCGCTTCCTTGCCAACCCACATGGTGTTCAAGAGATTGCCACAGGCGCAGGCAAGACATTAATGACAGCGGCCATGAGTCTAACTTGCGAACCGTATGGTCGAACAGTTGTTATTGTACCCAACAAGGATCTGGTACGGCAGACACATGCTGACTATGTCAACATGGGACTAGATGTTGGTGTATACTTTGGTGATGAGAAAGACCTTGGGCATACACATACTATTGCAACATGGCAAAGTATTAATTCATTGATTAAACGAAGCAAAGAAGGTACCAGTGCAATTGGCATTGAAGCCATCACTGATGACTTGATTGCAGTCATTGTTGACGAGGTACACATGGCCAAAGCAGATGTGCTTAAAACAATGTTAACAGGCCCGTTTGCCCAGGTGCCGATCCGTTGGGGATTGACAGGCACTATTCCCAAAGAAGAACATGAGTATGTTAGCCTACTGGCCAGCCTTGGAAATGTTCTACACAGATTACAGGCCAGTGAACTACAAGACATTGGTGTACTGAGCAATTGCCATGTAAAGGTACTACAGTTTGATGACAAGGTGGAATACAAAACCTATCAAGAAGAATTGACATACCTGACCAGCAATGAACGCAGGCTGGACGAACTGGCCAAGACAATTGATGCAATTAGTCAAGGTGGAAATACTCTAGTACTAGTTGATCGCATTGCATCGGGCAAGATGCTGGTGGAGCGGCTACCAGAGAGTGTGTTTGTATCTGGAGCAATGAAGTCAAAGGATAGGAAAGACGAATATGATGAAGTTACCCTTGCAACAAATAAAATTATTGTGGCCACTTATGGTGTGGCTTCTGTGGGCATTAATATACCTAGGATCTTTAACTTGGTTTTGGTTGAACCTGGAAAGAGCTTTGTTAGGGTTATACAGAGTATCGGGCGAGGCATTAGAAAAGCAGAAGACAAAGACTTTGTCCAGATATGGGACATAACAAGCACAGCAAAGTTTGCCAAAAGACACTTGACCAAGCGCAAGAAATTTTATGAAGAAGCAAACTATCCATATCAAACTGAAAAGGTAATTTATAAATGAGAATATTAACAGTTGATAATCTGTCATACGACCTAGATCGTTTACCAGAAGAAATTGACGAAGACTTGCGCTACGGAGTACTTGACTACAGCAACCCAGCTGATGTTGACTATATGTTTGTACCACTTGTTTTCTTAGAAAGCTTCAGTTGTCCTGCGGCAGTATTGCGTATCGGGAAACATGAACTCAAAGTGCCATTGGATTGGTCACTGATCATTGGTGAACCTGATCACGGCGAACCAGAGATTATCAATGTCATGAGTCTCAATGATAGAGGCTTTAGTACATTTGTGTTTAACCCAATCAACGGCTACAAGCCCGAGTGGATGAAGGTTGAAGTAATCAACATCTATCAAGAAGTCAAATGGTATGTGCCCAAGTTGAAGTTTGGTCATGTGTTGGCAGTTCCCTTGGAACATACAAAGGAACCAGTGTGTGCGTTCTTCCTAAAAGAAACAAATAAAATTCCAGAAGTACTTGACTTAAACAAGATTTGGTTTTAAAATACACATATGGCCACCAAAAAGAAAGAACCAGTTTCAGCAAAATATCAACTGCCAATTGATCAGGTGATGACTGCCGTTGACCTACGCAAGGGCACTTTCTATGACAAGTTAGATGACGATGGTCGTAAATCTCTAAGCACTTTTATGGCACAGCGTTGGGCCAGTCAAGTACAAGGCACCAGAGATGTACAGGAACAATATTTAATAGATGTAAATGCCTACAGCAATGTTGACTACATTGCAACAACCAGCGCACATGAAGAACTTCGGTGGAAGGCCCTGGCATTGGTTGGATTGGGAGTCAAACTCAGGCACGAATTCATTCCACCCATTGGCGTAAAGAAAGACAAACTGACAGCATGGCTGATTGAGAAGTTTCCACAACTTGGCGCAGAGGAAATAGAATTGTTCAAATCCATCAACAGCACAGAAGACTTGGAAGACATTGCCCGGTCACAAAACATGGGTAATAAAGAATTCAAAGAATTGTTTAAATAAACATGACTGACTATCAATGCAAATTTTGCAACAACGCATTCACTAGAGAACGAACTTTAAGTAGTCACATGTGCGAGAAGAAACGCAGGTGGATGAGTAAAGATGAAATTGCTGATAGAATTGCGTTTAGTGTATGGACAAATTTTTTAAAGTATGTTAGTCCTAATGCAAAGAAAGTTAAAACAGTCGACGACTTTATAAAGAGTCCGGACTACATTGGGTTTATAAAATTTGCTAACTATATAATTGTGCTGAAGCCAATGGAGTCTGAAAAGTTTATCCATTGGCTTTTTAAAATGGGTGTCAGAATGAGTGATTGGCAAAAGCCAGGAACCTATCAACTTTTTATACAGGAGAGTTCTAAATTAGAAACAGCAGAAAGAGCACTAGAAAAAACTATCATCTCAATGAGAGAATGGAGTGAAGTAGCTGGAGAAGATTGGCAGGACTTTTTTAAAAAAGTCCCATCCGCAACCGCAATGAATATGGTGGTAATGGGAAAAATTAGTCCTTGGATTATTTATTCTTCAGACGCCGTTCAATTATTGCTGGACCGTATGGAACCAGGTCAAATTGAAACAGTAACAAAACATGTGGACACAGAATGGTGGAAAAAGAAATTAAAAGAAAACCCGCAAGAAGCGACATGGATAAACACAACAATGCAACAGGCGATCGGTTTGTCGAGTTAGAGGCCAAGCTTGCTGAGTTCATTGATAAACTAGAAATAGTTGCAATAGAAATGGAAAGAATTAGGATACAACAAAACGACTTAATAAAAATGGTTAAAGATAAATTAAAAAAATGAACTTGCCTGACGTAGACATTGACTTTGCAGACAGAGAACAGGTACTTAAATTGTTGCCGCATATACCTGCAACACAAAAGTCCAACCAAGGAACACAAAAGCACAAAACAGGAGTGTACTTTCATCCTGTGCCGGTGAACCCTTTTACTGGTTGGTGCGATGTAGATTATAAAGAAGCAGAAGCATTGGGATTTTTTAAAGTGGACTTGCTTAATGTAAGTTTGTACAATGGAATCCAAAGTAAAGAACATTTGGATCGTCTAGCCAACCAGGAGCCATTATGGGATTTATTGTTACAGGACGACTTTGTAAATCTGTTATTTCATTTGAACGGGCATGGAGATATTCTCCGGAGGACCCAGCCGATTTCCGTGGAACAATTGTCTGCGGTCCTGGCAATGATACGCCCCGCCAAACGCTATCTGATTGGGAAGCCATGGACGACGATTATGAAGGAAGTGTGGACGAAGCCAGAGAGTGGTGATTATTTCTTTAAGAAGAGCCATGCAACAGCCTATGCAGTGGCCATTGTGGCTCAAATGAATCTGATCTGTGAAAAGATCAGTTATGGATACAGTTAATCTAGCTTTCTAATAAGGCTAATTTGACGGCGTTTTGTCCGTTTAGTAATGACATTTGTTAGACTAGTCTGATACCCATACAGCATTTCAAAGTCCTTTGTGCTGTAGGTTTTTAGGGTGTAGGCAAATCTTCGCATAGGCTCTTTCAGCACTATGTTGATTGGTATAACTCGATTACTCCCCCACCACCATTCCTCGCCACACGCAACGAATAGAAGCTTGTCTTCTTCATCTTTTAATGAGTTATAAACATACATTGTAACAACCGTTTGATCGCTGTTTTGTATAATTCCAACTAATTCTTGGTCGCCGTAACGAACCAAGCTCATGAAAGGGAATCGTTCTAGAAATTCTTTTACTTTAGGATCCATTGCATTTACTTAGCATTTTAAAGATCCACTTGTTGCTAAATAATGACATGGCCACTTTAAACTTAACAATTCCAACGGTATCTTTGAACTATGCGGGTGCAGGTACCGGCCCAAGCAGTACACGATATGTTTCAGACTACACCGACCAACGCATGACTTGGTTTAAGGGTGTAGACAACTTGATGGATATCACAATCATAGGTTCAGATCGCAGGCCAGTTAGCCTATTACACAGAGAAGTCACAATGACAATGTGGAATAGAGAAACTGGCGGCGTGATTTTCCGTCGCCGTGCAATTTCAACAAGTCCAGAAAACGGACAGGCCCGCCTAACCGTTTTTGCTAGAGATCTTATGATGCTTGGTCAAGGCCTTTATACCATTGCCGCAACCTTTGTAGATGATAGAGGATTAGAAACTGCCCTAACTTGGAACCGTGCCAGAGTTGCCGCATTTGATGTTGAAGTAAAAGACGCACCTGTTCCAACAACTCGTAGCACATATGAAATTACCAACTATACCTATGTGGCTGAGAACTTGGGTTCAGTATGGGCATCGTCTGGATTTGATGGACCAACCTACTATCGAAAAGAAACTTCATTGTTCTCTGTTGCAGTATATGCAAGCAATTGGACAGGAACATTAATTGTACAAGGCACATTGGACAATTCAATAAACAGTTCAACATTGTGGGCAAATTTAAAACCACAAACTGATACCACAGCCGTATTGACATACAACGGCTTCACTGGTATCGACCCGTGGAACTACTACGCTGGTGTTAGATGGTTGCGTGTGGTCAGACACACGGACGCATTGAACGCTGGAACCCTTGACAAAGTCCAAATAAGAGTGTAAACTAAACTCTATATGAGTCTAGTTGAAAACACATTACGGGCGCACCTACCTGCATTAAAATCAAGTTCCAATGGTTGGCTGACCATGAACTGTCCTATGTGTGTGCAGAATGGACAAGCAAGACCTGACACCAAACACAGGGGCGGTTTCAAATTCGAACATGATAGGGCAGGGTATCATTGTTTCAATTGCAGTTATACAACTGGCTGGCGCCCAGGTCAACGATTGGGATTTAAACTAATCAAGTTGATGCGAGTGCTGGGCATTGACGAAGGCGAAATACAAAGATTAAAAATACAACTATGGGATCAGGTAGTTGCAGACGATACCATAATTGAAGAACCATTTAAGAAGCCAGACTGGCCAGAAATAACTTGGCCGTGGACAGTTAGAGACTTGACCATTGAAGCCGCAGAGTATCTAGACAGTAGAGGTGTATTAGAACTAAGTGACTGGTATACCAGTACAAGCCCTTTACAAAGCATGGATAGTCGTGTTATACTACCCTATACCAGCAACGGAAGGATAGTTGGATATACAGCCCGATGGATTGGTGATGTACCAGACAAAAAAACTGCAAAGATGATTACCAGCAGGCCACCAAGTTTTGTATTCAACCTAGACAGACAAAGCCATTTGCGTAAGTATACAATTGTAACCGAAGGCGAGTATGATGCACTGACACTGGATGGCGTTGCAATCATGACCAATAGTATTAGTCCAGAACAGGCCAAGATCATTGAAGACATTGACAACGAACCAGTTGTGCTACCAGACAGAGATCGTGCTGGTATGACCTTGGCAATGCAAGCGGCAGAACTGGGTTGGAGTGTCAGCTTTCCAGAATGGCCAGATGGTATCAAAGACGCAAACGAAGCCGCTCAGAGGTTTGGAAGAGTTGCTGTGGTACAAAGCGTGTTATCGGCGATTGAGAGCTCGCCATTGAAGATTAAATTACTATGTAGGCGATGGTGTGTATAAAGTAAAGATAAATTGGAAACTGGATCAGGACACTGATGACTGGTGGAACATGGCATGTATTTGGATGATAGAAGAATTTGGTCTTCCAGGTGACAAGTATAAAACAGAACTAACAGAAGATTATATGATATTTGATTTTGAAGAAAAAGAAAATGCAATGATAGCCGCATTGCGATGGGGGAATGAATATGGCAGATGAAATTAAAGAGTATGGGTTTGAGCTACAGAAACTGTTCTTAGAGTTTCTAGTAAGCAACAGAGACTTGGCGGCAAGATGTCAGAATGTGCTGGATCCAGAACACTTTGACAGACGACTCAGAGCCGCGGCAGAATTTATTAAGACTTATGTAAACGAACATGGTAACATTCCGGATGTTGTGCAAGTAAAAGCAACAACAAATACAGAGTTACAAAACTTAGAAGAACGCTCAACAGAACACAGCAGTTGGTTCTTGACCGAGTTTGAAGGCTTCAGCAGACACAAGGCAATTGAAGGTGCAATTCTTAAGAGTGCTGACATGCTCGACAAGGGCATGTATGGCACAGTTGAAAAGTTAATTAGAGATGCAGTACAAATTGGATTGCCAAAGACATTTGGTACAGACTACTTTGCTGATCCACAGGGCAGGTTAACAGCACTGAAAGATAATAATGGACAGTTGAGTACCGGATGGAAATCACTAGACGATAAACTGTATGGCGGGTTCAACAGAGGTGAGTTAAACATTTTTGCGGGAGCATCAGGTGCAGGTAAGAGTTTGTTTTTGCAAAACTTAGGACTCAACTGGGCAATGACAGGATTGAATACTGTTTACTTTAGTTTGGAGCTCAGCGAGGGTTTATGTGCCATGCGTATGGATGCCATGTTGTCAGACACTCCCACTAGAGAAGTGTTTAAGAAATTAGAACATGTGGATCTCAAAGTGCGTATGGCAGGTAAGAAAGCTGGCATCCTACAAATTGTACAGTTGACAAATGGTGTAACTCCAAATGACTTGTTGGCCTGGGTAAGAGAATTTCAAACTCAGCGCAAGATTAAAGTAGATGCAATCTTGGTTGATTATCTTGACTTGATGATGCCAGCTGGACAAAAGATCAGTGTCAGTGACATGTTTGTCAAAGACAAGTTGGTGGCAGAGGAACTGCGTAACCTAGTGGTCAATGAGCAGTTGTTATTGGCAACAGCGTCACAGTTAAATCGTAGTGCAGTTGAAAGTGTGGAGTTTGACCATAGTATGATTGCAGGTGGTTTAAGTAAGATTCAAACTGCTGACAATGTGTTTGGTATCTACAGTACTCCAACAATGCGTGAGCGTTGTATGGTACAAATACAATTTATGAAAACTCGTAGTTCCGGTGCTGTTGGACAGAAGATTGATTTGAGTTTTAATCCGGATACCTTGCGTATCACAGACATGGCTGGCGACAATAGTGCCAGTACATCTAGAGCCAGTGATGTATATGAAAAGATCAAGTCTAGGACAAATTTAGGAACAACAGTAACACCAACGCTGTCCACCAAATGGGAAAAGCCACAGGCCAAAGAAGGATTTGATTTAGAGAAGCCGCAGGGAGGTACACATGCTTGGGATATTCCACCAAATAATTCTGGTGCAAATGGAAGAGTGACACCTGCGTCTGTGCCAGTTGCCAGTAATGCCAATAGAGATGCACTACGAGCGATTGTCAGTCGTGAAACTTGATTACTTTAATTCAAACGGGTCTTTGGGGGCTTTTGGCTCTTCATCGTCAATGTCAAATCCAACATATCGATCGTCTGTTTCATCTGGATCGTTGTCTAGTTGTTTCTCATTGTCAGCGTTGAATTTTGCAATGTCATTTTTTAAACGATTCATTAGCCCATTGTCACTTGCAATAATATCAATCATACTGGTAAATGCAGAGGTAATTGTCTTTGCTTCAGCAGTACTAACTGGCTGTTGGTCTGCCATTTTGTTCAAAATTTGCATGAAACGGCTGGCTGTTTTGCCATCAACCAGCGGGCGAAGTGCAACTTTTAATCTCAACAGGTCACCAGTGGATATGTCGTGGTCAGGTTCACCAGTATCGCTGTGTGTATTGTATTCGGAAATTTGTTCTAGCTTGTTGGCTAAGTTACGCAATTCCTGTGCGCTGGGTGATAGTTCCACTTTTTAGATCTCCTATTTCAATTCTATTTACCATAAATAACTTAATCATGCGTAAACACACTCGTAGTATATTAGATGAAATTACCGGTCTAGTACCCAAGCAAGACAAGCACTTGCTAATTGAGGGTCTAGCTGTACAGGCCATTGCCCGTGTAATTAATCTAGTAGAAGTAATACAACAAAACTATCCTCAACATCAGTCTGAGGAGTTAATTCGACGATTGCAATTGGCCATCAAAAATGGTGATCCTGCTAAATTTACCCGCGGTGTACGCTCAATAAAGGAAAACGAACTGTGAAAATTCGTGAATTGCAAAGACAAAAATTAAAAGAAGGCTTCTTAGACAATTTAATTTCTAAGGTCAAAGACATGGCTGGCGGAGATGGCCCCACTGGAATTGTCCGAAGCTTGATGGGCCAAGCGCCCAACCTAAACAAATTAGCAGACGAAATTGCCAACAATGCCAGAAGTAAAATACTCACCAGATTGGGCAATCAAATCAATGCCATCAAGAATGGAACAGCACCAACACCAATTGGACTTATTTTCCAGCAAGCACTGGCTGTTGCCGGTAACATTGCCAACGGCGAAGAAGGTGCCAAGTTCAATCCAGCGCAAATTAAAGCAACTATTTCAAGCAAAGGAAATGAGCTTTTAAAAATTGTGCTGAATGGTGATGCCGCTGGTGATGATATAGTGACACAAGTGTACAATGCAATTCAATCAGGCACTCCAGAAATAACATTTGCAAATGATATCAATGTAACAATTAAAACGGTTGGTATGATTGTGGCGGCCGCATTGGTTTATATTTCAACTCAGGCCGAAGATAATCCAGGCGCTGGTTTTAAAATAGATCCAACGCTGTTGAGTAAGTTCAACAACAGCGGCGAGCAAATTATCACCACATTGGTAAACCCAACATCGCCTGTGCTACGGTCATTGAAACCAACGCCACAATACAAAGACAACTTAGAAAACTTGGTTGCAAACCTGGTCAACGAGTTACTGGAATTTACTGACAAGTCAGTGGAGGAAATACAAGCCGCTGGAGTCAGCCCAAAATTGGTCAGCCTGGCACAGATTGAAACTGCATTGGGTGGGCATGATATCAATGTAGATGTTGCAGTAGTAAAGGATGCGGCCAGGAAATTGAACTTACAAATTACAAATTTAACAAAAGCATTTTTAAGTTCTGCCGCACTAGAAGCACAAGCAACTGGATCCGCTGATCGTTCTTGGAAACAATTGGTACAGCCTTGGGGCCAAAAAATTATGACTTCATTGGATAATTTAAATCTTACTGGCGGGAAACCAGGAGACGCACCAACAACCACACCACCTGAAGTTGAGGATACCTTTAAAAAGGCAGACGAAGCAGGAGACGCGGCTCGTAGTGCTCTTAGAAAAAACGCAGGCGAATCTAACGAGGACTTTATTGCCAGAGGCTATGCAGAATCTGACAGAGCAAGAACAGAGTACTTGAAGGCAAACCCAACACCATGAAAATATTTGAAATAGCAATCAATGGTAAGCGTATGCTGTCTGAGGCCAAGGCCCGTATTGACCATCCTGAAGATATTATCTTTGATGAAGGGCTTGCTGGGGCACAGCGAGCACTTGATGCAATCACACATGCCGCAGGCAATCCAATCAGCACATCAGTAAAGTGGGATGGCACGCCAGCAATTATATTTGGCCGCGACGAAGGTGGATTTGTATTCACTGACAAGGCTGGATTTGGTGCAAAGAAGTATGATGGCATGGCTCGTAGTCAATCAATGTTTAGAGATATGATTTATAATCGCAAGCCAGATGAGCCAGGTCGGTTAGACTACGCCGGCCATCTTGCCAAGTTGTATCCCATGCTTGAAAAGGCAGTTCCTAAAAAGTTTCAAGGTTACATCCAAGGCGATGTAATGTGGATGAATCGCCCGCCTTTGGACGATGAAGGTAATTTTGTATTCAAACCCAACAAGGTCAGATATCGTATTCCAAAAGACAGCAACCTTGGCGACACTATTAAACTCAGCACCGCAGGCGTTGTTGTGCATAGCATATTTGAAAGCCGCACAGACGAAGAACCTAGAGCAATTGAATCGGTAAAATCTCTTGGATTAACACCCACAGCCAAGTTGTTAATTTTAAACCCAGAAATGAAAATTGAACAAGGCACCACACATGCATTAGATGACAGTTATGTGCAGGCAGTGGCTGGTTTGATTGCCAAAGGCAAGCCAATTGAAAAGTTCCTTGATCCGTATACCATTGGATCATTGAAGATTAGCAATCTTGGTGACTTATGCAAGAGCTACTTGAATTACAAGGCAAGAAAAGGCGACATGGACCTGACAGGCGCCGCGCAGGAGTTTATCAATTGGGTAAATGATCCAGCACTAAGTAAGTTGACAGAAAACAAAAGACAAAATGTCATTGCACACATTGAAGGCAATCAACCTGCTTACAAAACAATGTGGAAATTGGTAAATGCACTGGTAGCATTGAAAATGCATATGAAGGGTCAATTGGATTCTCATCCTGGTAGTGATGTTATGGCAGATATAAACGGCGAAACTGGTCACGAAGGATTTGTGTCAGACACACCACATGGTAAAATTAAATTTGTAAACAGACCACTGTTTATGAAAGAGGAATAATATGGAAGACAACAGCTTTAGTTTCATTAGAGAAAATTGTAACGAAAGTAAAATGTTTCGTAACGCATACTTGGAGCAAATGACTCTAAGAGATACTGCTGACAGCGTATTTTTAAACATGATTACTTTGTACCTTTTGAGTAAGGAATTTGAAACTGCTGGCTTTGCACAGACCTATGCTAATAAAACAGGAATGTTTGGTAATTTTCAAGTGGCACGAGTTGGCGGCACAGACTTGTATCAAGGCATTCATATTGTTTTGAATCCACATGGCGAAACTGCTTTGAAACTAAATGCAGAAACACAAAATGCAATCCTTGCGTCTAAGATACATCCACAACAAAAAATGTTCAAAGATTTCTTGCGTGGAATTACATCTGGCATGAGTTCTATCACTGCTATTCGTTTGATGTATAGGATTGAAAGTCAGCTTGGCATCAACATCAGCAACTATAAAAGTCTGCGTAGACTGGTCACTGATTGGGATAAAATCAGTACATACCAAAAACAGCTATGCATAACTAGGCTATTACAGTATTACAGAGTTCGCGGCCGTAGAAGCGAATTGTTTCCAGTACTGACCACATTGTCACAAAATAAAGGTTGGGAACTCACAGACGCAGGCAATGCCGAGTTGCGTGATGTTGGAGCAGGTGCAATTGTTGGATCAAGTTCAGGCAATGGATTTTTAAGTAGTTTAGCCGCTGTGGCCGCAGGAGCCTTGGCCGGCCATGTTGCACAACGAGCACTCAGCGGTCCAGTGCATAACAAGTAAGGAATTATATGTCAAGAAATTCGTGGATGATTCCCGGATCTTCAATTGGTGCAGACCCTGACTTTTTTACAGCTTGGACATTGTTTGACATAAGTCCAAACGACAAAGGCGGCGCACGAAATTTAAGCAAGTTCTTTGCATTGATAAGTGGACATGGTCAACCGTTAATTGCTGGTGTTGAACAACTGTTGGATCAAGACCTGGCCGGCGGCATGTTTGGTGAAAATCATACAGGTAATCATAATGTTTGGTGCTTGAAGTGGATTGCAGATCGTCAAGGTTTGATGAGTGAAGATTCCTTATCTAAAGAATTCAACAATGTTGCTTTGGAACTTGGTTTAGAAGAAACAGCCAACATAGATGGCCAAGTTTTAACACAAGGTCCCGACACAAACACCTTTTTTATTCGGCACGATTCTTTCTAAGATCGGCTAAATATCACTAATATAAACAACCCGTATTAACACAACTCATCCTGGCTCATTGTATTCTGATTCACCTCAAGTATGAACTTGGGTGTGGTTTAATATTGGGTAATATAAGTTTATGAGTGACAGTAAAATTACTGAGTCAACAAGCTTGGAAATGCATGTGGAATTATGTGCAGAACGCTACAAGCGTTTAGAAGAAAAGTTTGATTTGGTTGAAGAACGATTGGGTCATTTGCACGGCGACTTTACTAGTTTTAAGGGTGAAAATTCTAAAAATTTAAGTGAAATTAAAAACATGCTGAGTAGTGCAAAAGACGAAAAATTTAAAACTATGGTGACTGCAACTGCCACAGTTATTGTTGCGTTAATTGGAATGTTAGGATATGTTGTTTTACACTTGCCAAAATAAGTGGTTACGATTAAAACTAAAAGACACTAAATAGCACATCGGAGAACAATATGAAATTTAATGACATTACATTAACAAAAACGCCAGCAAACGCGGCTCGTGAAGCATTGCTTAAAGAAAGCATTGTCATCGACGAGAATCTTTCGGGTTATAAATTACACAAAGAATTACAGCGTGTGCGTGAAGAAATCGACATTCTTTCAAGTAAAGGCGGCGCTGAGTATGCTCGCGCTATTTTACACAAAGAAGTCTATGAAAGTGCATTGCTTGAAGCTGATTTAGATGAAGAAGGCATTGAACAAGCCGAAGTCATTATCGCCGCCAAAGCAATGAATAAGAAATTCCAAGACATGATTGAAGATGTAGCTGATATGCTTGGCAGTGATATGATTACCTTGGTTGACCAAATGAAACAACGATTTGGCGATGGCGCAGGCGAACAATATTCACAAAATGTTAAAGGTGCGTTAGAAACAGCAATTGATACTTTGACAACTACAAAAGATTCGTTAGACAGCGCAATTACAGGTTTAACCAATCCAGGACAAATTCAACCAGCGGATGCCATGGGCGCCGAGCCTGGTGCAGAAGAAGCTCCAATCTACCCAAGCAGTACTGGCCCAGAAGATGAAACTACTGGCAGGGAGATGAAGAGTGATATTGCTTGAACTAACTAGTTTCGATAACGAATTTTCCAACGCCGTTAAGATGTTGATCATCAAAGGTCAAAACGACGGCTTGACGACTATTCCCATGAAACAGTTGACCAGTGATTTAAGTCGCATGGGCTATAATGCATCCAATAATGTAGATGCAGTCCGTCAGCTTATTTCTACTTTCAAAGCAAAAAACAACAACTTAGTAGCCGATGTCAATAACGATCAAGTTATGTTAACAACCATGCCAACTGCTGATAACCAAGACAAGGTAAAACAAGACAAAGAAAAAGTCAGCAAAGATGCAGTTGGACAAGCAAGAAAGGCACTGGGACTATGAGTAGAATAATGTTAACTGCCGGTGAGGCCAGAGTTAAATCTTTACAAGATATTATTGTTATTCGAGAAATTCGAGATATCGAAGAAGCAATTATTGAAGCAAGTTCAGATGGTGCTATGTCAGTGATACTTGGCATTACCACCACAATGGCCAAGCCAACTGCAAGTACTCCTGGTTATGCTGTGGCCGCAGAATATTTCAACACATGGCAAGGCGATAGAGATGATCGTCAAAAGACTTTGCAAATGAACAAGGTTGTTCAATACTTCAGCGACCTTGGATACACAATTGATAGACAAACCAATTTGGTATCAAATGCCACATTCCAGTGGTACATCAGCTGGTAATTAACACCCATGAAGATAGTTGAACTTGAACAACCCATCGTTGGTGACATTGTTGAATTTGAAACAGATCCAGATACTGTGGTAGAAGGTAAGATCGTTGCCGTAACAGAAGATGGTTACATATACGAATTTAGTCAAACTGGTTACACAGCATTAACTGAAGCACACGGCAATAGTAAAATCTACGACAAATGTTGGACTGGTTATAAAAAAGTTCCAGGTAAGAAGCGTGGTGAATCTGGTTCCTGCGAAAAGGTTGAAGAAGCAGAATACCAAGGCCGCGATGTTGCACTTGGCAAACCAATGGCAGGCGATGTTAAGAAAAGCAAGGTATATGTACGCAATGACAAGGGCAATGTGGTCAAGGTAAACTTTGGCGATCCTAACATGCGTATTAAGAAAAGCAATCCTGCTCGTCGTAAGAGTTTTAGAGCAAGACACAACTGTAGCGATCCTGGACCAAGATGGAAAGCCCGTTATTGGTCTTGCAGAGCCTGGTAAAATAGTCATTGACATCTGTCGTTGTTTCGTTTATACTAAACGACAATGATAACTTTTAATCCCAAATACAAATACGAAAAATTAACTAGGATCGATGGTCCTAGTCGTCTTTATGCTACCCCCGATGGTTCTCGGGTTCCTAGTGTAACAACAATCCTGAGTGGTACCGCAGACAAAACATTCTTAATTGAATGGCGCAAGCGAGTGGGCGAAGCAGAAGCTCAACGCATCAGTACAGAAAGTGCAGGGCTTGGCACACTGGTTCACAAGCATGTTGAAAACTTCATTGAAGGTATAGAGCGTCCACCAGGTAGTACTCCTATCCATGTGCTGGCTCGTAGCATGTCTGACATGATCATCAATCAAGGACTTCCAGGTGTTGATGAAGTATGGGGCATGGAAGCAAGTCTTTACTACCCTGGATTGTATGCTGGTACCACAGACTTGTGCGGCGTGTACAAGGGCAAGCCCAGTATCATGGACCATAAGACAGCAAAGAAAATGAAAAAGCCCGAGTGGATGCAGGATTACTTTATCCAAACTACAGCCTACGCACTGGCACACAATGAAGTACATGGCACTGATATCCAACAAGGTGTGCTGTTTATGGCTGATAGAGAAGGTGCATACGAAACATTCATCATCGAAGGTGCAGAATTTAAACATTACAGCGATCTTTGGTTGCAACGAGTTGAACAGTACTACAAACTACAATAAGTAGTACCGTGGAACATAGAACCCTAGAACATTGGTTCCTTGACAAGCAAGGAAAGTTATCAGCCTGGCGCGAGTGGAGACAACAGTTATCTGCAATGGATACTGAATCTGCTTACAACGAAGCCGCTACCTGGTGGAAATTTGTTCCTTTAGTAAGCAAAACCTTTGATCCTTGGAGAGAAGAAACTTGGCCTGATCCTTGGTCATTGGTGGGCAATGGAAGCTTTTGTCCCAATGCACAAGGCCTAGGAATTTTTTATAGCCTAGTGTTGACCAGCATAGATTGCGAGTTAATGTTAGTTATTTTGGAAGACAAACCCCGGCTTATGGTGTTACTACCAAACAAAACTTTGTTAAATTATTATGACGGAGAAACAGTTGACATGAAAAATGCAGACTTCCAAATTTTAAAAACATGGACGTCTAGCGACCTGGCTAGGCTGGTTAAAGTGTAAAGATATTACGTCAGTGGTCCTGGTTAAGTATTTGACCGTTTTATGACTATGGAGCACTACAAACAATGGATAATCAAATAAGAGATATGAGCAAAAGTATAATAAATGTTGTAAAGAGAGACGGGCACCGAGAGCCGTTGGACATAAACAAAATCCATTTAATGGTAGAAGAGGCTTGTGAAGGGTTAGCAGGAGTCAGCGTAAGTCAAGTTGAAATGAATGCAGATTTGCAGTTCAATGATGGCATTACCACTGCTGACATCCAAGAAATCCTTGTGCGTAGTGCCAGCGATTTAATTAGTCTAGACAAGCCAAAATATCAGTATGCCGCGGCCCGTTTATTGCTATACGGTTTACGCAAAGATGTCTTTGGGAAATTTGATTATATTCCATTGTATGATCTAGTTAACAAGAATGTTGAGCGTGGTGTATATGATGCCGAATTGTTGACTCAATATACCGAAGCAGAATGGCGTCAGCTAGATGTCTATATCAATCACGAACGCGATTTAGAATTTACCTACGCTGGCATGCGCCAAGTTGTGGACAAGTATCTGGTTCAAGATCGTTCAAATGGTCGTGTGTTTGAAACACCACAGTACATGTACATGATGATTGCGGCAACATTGTTTGCTACCTATCCAGCTGACAAGCGTCTGAGTTACATTCGTCGTTACTATGATGCAATTTCTACATTCAAAATTAATATTCCTACTCCTGTAATGAGCGGAGTGCGTACCCCTATTCGACAATTTGCCAGTTGCGTGTTGGTCGATGTTGATGACACATTACCTAGTATCTTTAATAGTTCTACCGCCGTTGGTTATTACATTGCACAACGAGCTGGCATTGGTCTAAATCTTGGTCGCATTCGTGCCATCAATTCAAAGATTCGAGGCGGCGAAGTGGCACACACTGGTGTTGTCCCCTTCTTAAAAGTGTTTGAGTCAGTGGTGCGTAGCTGTACACAAAATGGTGTGCGTGGCGGAAGTGCCACTGTGCATTTCCCAATTTGGCACAAAGAAATTGAAGACATACTGGTGTTGAAGAACAACAAAGGAACAGAAGATAATCGTGTTCGCAAGTTGGATTATTCAATCCAGTTAAGCAAACTTTTCTATGAGCGACTAATCACCGATGGTGATATCACATTGTTCTCACCACATGATGTTCCTGGCTTGTACGAAGCATTTGGCAACAACGATGTATTTGATGCGCTGTATGTAAAATACGAAAACAATTCTAAGATTCCAAAGAAGACTGTGAAGGCTATGGCATTGTTTGGACAGATGCTGAAAGAAAGAGCCGAAACCGGCCGCATCTATATCATGAACATTGACCACTGTAACAGTCACAGTAGCTTTCAAGATATGATTCGCATGAGCAACCTGTGTCAAGAAATTACATTGCCAACAGATCCAATTCAATCCATGGATGATGTTGAAGGAGAAATTGCCCTTTGTATTCTTAGTGCAATCAATGTTGGCAATCTAAAAGAGTTAGATGATCTTAAAAATCTAACAGAACTGGCGGTTCGTGCCCTGGATCAGATCATTGACTATCAGCGTTACCCAGTTGCGGCCGCAGAGCGCAGTACCAAGGCTCGTCGCAGTCTTGGAATTGGTTACATTGGTATGGCACATTACCTGGCCAAGAAAGGTTTAAAGTACAGCGACCCAGAAGCCGCCAGGTCAGTCAATCGTTTAACAGAAGCATTCCAGTATTATTTGATCAAGGCCAGTGTGCAGTTGGCCAAGGAAAAAGGTCCATGTGAATTCTTTGGTCGTACAAAATACAGCCAAGGCATTTTACCAGTTGACACATACAAGCGTGAAGTTGACGAGTTCCTTGGCACTGAATTACATTACGATTGGGAAGCCCTACGCAGAGAAGTTGCAGAGCATGGCATGCGTCACAGCACACTGAGCGCACAAATGCCCAGTGAATCAAGTAGTGTGTCCAGCAATGAAACAAATGGTATTGAGCCACCGCGAGCCGCAATGAGTACAAAGAAGAGCAAGAAAGGTCCGTTGAAACAAATTGTTCCTCAATATAATTCATTGAAAAATGATTACTCATATCTGTATGAAGAAGGTGTGCAAGAAGGTTATGTTCGCATTGTGGCCGCAATGCAAAAATACTTTGATCAGGCCATCAGTGGAAATTGGTCATACAATCCAAAACACTATCCAGACAACGAAGTGCCAATGAGTGTGATGTTTAACGACTTGTTGACCACTTATAAAATGGGTTGGAAGACCAGTTACTATCAAAATACATACGACATGAAAGGTGAAGATGAAGACAACATACAATCTGTGTCAGATATCCATCATAATTTACAACCAACACTATTGATACCCGATAGTGACGAAGCTTGCGAAGCTTGCACAATTTAAGGATACAGATGTCAGCAACAGTTTTTAATCAGAATAAGGTAGACTTTACCAAACAAACAATGTTTTTTGGTGAGGCTCTAAATGCCCAACGGTTTGATGTGTTCAAGTATCCGGTGTTTGATAAACTTACACAAACACAGCTTGGATATTTCTGGAGACCCGAAGAAGTGAGTTTGCAAAAAGATCGTAGTGACTACATGGACTTCCGTGATGAACAGAAGTTTATTTTCACTGCCAATCTAAAGTATCAAATACTGCTTGACAGCGTACAAGGTCGTGCGCCAGCAATGGCATTCATGCCATATTGTTCGTTGCCCGAACTTGAAGGATGTATGAACGCATGGCAATTCTTTGAAAACATTCACAGCAGGTCATACACACATATTATTAAAAATGTTTACAGTGATCCAAGCGAAGTATTTGATACCATGCTGGATGATGAGAAGATTATTGCCAGGGCTAAATCAGTGACCAAATCATACGATGAGTTCATTGCCGCGGCACAGCAATTTACAGTAGCAGGCAAAGGTACAATGCGAGATGTCAAGAAGAAGCTGTTCTTGGCCATGGTAAATGTAAACGCACTTGAAGCACTTAGGTTTTTTGTCAGCTTTGCATGTAGCTTTGCTTTTGGCGAACTGAAAAAAATGGAAGGCTCTGCTAAAATTATTAGTTTGATTGCCCGAGACGAAAGTCAACATTTAAGCATCACTAGCCATATCATTAAGAATTGGCAAAGAGGAGATGACCCTGAAATGCAAGAAATTGCACAAGAGAATTATTCAGCCATTGGTGAAATCTATGACCAAGTCGTTGCTGAAGAAAAAGATTGGGCAGACCATTTGTTTAGCCGAGGTGCTATTGTTGGTTTAAATGAACGCCTATTACACCAGTATGTCGAATACATTGGTAATCGCCGCCTTAAAGGGCTAGGAGTTGAACAACGATATGACCGAAGTGCTAACGATAATCCGTTACCTTGGACAGAGCATTGGACAAGTAGCAAGGGACTTCAAGTGGCCCCACAAGAAACCGAAATTGAAAGTTATGTCATTGGAGGAATTAAGCAAGATGTTAGCAAAAGTACCTTCGCTGGCTTCAAGCTCTGAGTTTTCTGAACTATATACAATGGAAGGTTGTGCGGCTTGCAAAAGCTCTATAACCAAACTCATTGACGCCGGCTACGAATTTGATATTATCCATTTAGACGATCATAATATGAAACAGGCCTTTGAGGTATGGGAACATAGATTAGGAAAGAATCCAAATAGTGTTCCACAATTTTGGTATAAAGGCCAATACATTGGCGGTAGTGTTGAAATTGCAAAATTTATAAAGGATAATGATGTTACTTGATATTAAGAAAAATGGCGATGTAGTAAGTTTAAAAATGAGTTCGGGCGAAGAACTCATTGGCATGTATGTTGAAGAAGACAATGCCAACTACACTATTGATCGTCCAGTTACATTGACTGTTGGCCCCAAAGGTGGTCCAGCACTGACTCCTTATCTTATGACTGTCAGTCCAGATAGGACTAGAAATTTAAAAATTAACAAGAACCTTGTGGTCACTGTGGCATCAACTGACACGCAATTGGCCGATCAGTATACTTCTGCTCTGAGCGGAATTCAAGTTGCTCCTAAAGGCATGGTCTTCAACTAAAATGCCGCAAGTACATAGACTAGGAGATCCCAATGATGAAGACGGTATAATTACCGATATTCCTCAGGGAACTGTTTTTGCAAACGAACTCCTGGTCAGTATTGATGGAAGCTTGGTAGAAGGTGGACCCACTGTTACTGCAAACGGTAGCCCTACTGTGTTTATTGGGGGTATTCCAGTAAATCGACTAGGAGATGAGGATTCAGACGGCACTCCCAGAGCCCAAGGCAGTCCAAATGTATATGTCAACGATGGTGATGCCACTGGTAAAGCCGCAACCGCAACCGCCAGTCAATCGGACAATGCCGGGGCAGGCAATACATCACCGCCATCTCCAGTGATAACACCTCCTAATATTTCCAATGCGGCCATTGCGGCAGTAAATGCGGCAGTGATCAGTACCATATTGGAGAATGCCTTTATAGCGGCACCAGCGGCAGGATTACCATTTGACCGACCAGTTGGTTTAAAGAGCATACCTTTGCCTGCAACAGCAAGTGCTAGAGCGGCTGTCGAGGATAAAATAATACAGACTATGATAAATTCTGGTGTCATACCGGCAGCACCCCCAAGTTTGCCGTTTGCAGGCGGCGTGCCTCCAGTGGTTGCAACAGCATCTGCAAGGATGTTTGCAAGTCTTGCAAGCGGCATTGCCACACCTGAAGTATCCAATGTTGCTTTGGCCGCTGTTGGAGCATGGTATAGGCAAAAAATTATAGATCTAGTACCCGAGATCAAAGAAGAAATATTGCCATTCAGCAACAATTTAGATTTAAACAATGCATCTGCATCTATAAGTAACAATGTTGAAGATCAAGTGTTGGATACCAACTATATGACCAGTTCTGCGCTACCGGCAATTGGAGAAGCATGGTATACACAGAAAATTATAGAAGCAATAACCAAAGATGGTAAGTTGCCTGAAGAAAAATTATTACCGTTTGTAGGAGATGATGTATGAGTGAACCAGCAACTGGTGTAGAATTACTGGCAGAATACGAGAACGGCACGGCTGATTATTACCTAGAAATCAGTAAAAACCGTAGAGCGGCCCAAGATAAATTTATGCAAGCGTACCCTAGACTTGCGTTCAACAGAGTCGAAGCGCATCAATATTTGATGGATTTCTTCGAAGAATTTAACAAAGTTGCCGCGAGCCTGCCACAAAATGTCAAAGACTTTCTTAAAGAAACTTTTATGGAGTATGGATATTATGTTAGTTTTAACGGCCTTAGTTTTGATGGATATTCTAATGGACCAATGGTCATCGGCGGCTACAGAGGAAGGGCTATAGCACGGGCCCGCGGAAGCTTGTTGGCCGAAGGGCTTTTAGCAGATGAATCGCTAGCCGGCGCCAAGCGATATGCTACTCATTTATACTCTTTCGCTGAGTATGACTTTGCCCTGTTTAAAGTCAGAGTAACCAATCTAACGGATGGAGGAGAACCTCAAATTGAATATGATCCACCTGAATGGGCTGAAGGAATGCCAACAAAAGTAGACCCAAATTACCAGCCTGGCTAAATTTCGTAAAACTTCCATAAATATAGGCTTAGACATGGGAGTTTTAATCAATGTGTTCAGTAAAGCCAACAAATTCTGGGGCTAGGCAAACTACAGAATCTGGCAGAATTTTTTATCCAAATACACCAGCTGGCAATGCCGCGGCAACAGAGGACATGAACAAGTCAGGTGGCGGCGGCGACAAAGGCCGCCCTGATCCACCAAAAAAGGCTGACCCAGATGATCTTAAAGATTGCTCGACATACACAGATGCCCAATGGGATTCCGGATGTAGTAAAAGTTATCGATTCTCTGACATGAAATACAAGCCTGTTGATGGACAAGGATCTGCACCAGCTGTACAAATTGCCTGTAATTGGCAAAGATTGTGTCAACAAGTGCTGGATCCACTCAAAGCCCAATTTCCTGCGTTGAACATAAATTCTGCATACCGCACCATTGTGCATGACAAAAGCCTTGGTGGCAGTGGCTCAGGAGATCATACATTTGGCAAAGCCGCAGATCTTTCACTTGGTGGTGGCCCAGAGGGAGCAAGAAAAATCTTTAAATTCATAAGAGAAAATAACTTACCATTTAGTCAATTGTTGTTTGAAGGTAACTGGACACATGTGTCCTTGGGTGGTGGCTCCAATGCGGCCAGTGCCATTGGAGTTGCTCGAGATGGCAGAAACTTTTCAAGTTGGCACGCCAGAAGCGGCGCTGGCCTCCCCCCAGATTTAGCATAAGTATCGTACCATGGCAAATATCCCGATCATACCCGGTGTTTCAGTTACCCCAATGGGCATACTCAACAAACCGATCAAAGACATTGTTTGTGCCATTCTGTTTGGTGGCATCAACAACATGCTCAAGGGAAACTTGCTGTGTGTAAACTTGGATCTTGAGCAGTTGCTGGACGAACCAATTGTTGCAGATTTAAAAGCTGAACTGTTGGATTTGAAAAATGATCTCAAAGCACTGGAAGAACTGTCCGGCATTAAAGATGTACTTGGCAGAGTAAATCAAGCTGTTGCTGAAGTGCAAAACTTGCTGGCGTTGGATGGCTTATGTAAAATTCCATTGAAGGCTCCAAAAATTCCTGACATTTTAAATTCAATCATTGATGCAGAATTTAACAATGCCAACGCCATTCTAAATGACATTGGCAAACTGACCAAACCCAAGTTATGCATTGATGCCAAAGGCGGCCTTAATACTGGCAGTTACAATCCCAAAAGTATTCTTGGTAGCATACAAAAAAAATTAAAAACGGCCACTGCCATTCCTGGCCAACAGTTGAATGTATTAAAAAAGAGATTGACTCAAGTCAGTGCTGGACTAAAGGCCAGTGTCAACAGACAATTGTTTCCAGACTTTAGACACAAAGCAGATTTGACAACAGGCAAGAAATACAGCAAAGGTGGTGCCGGAGTGATATTGGCCAGCAAGGCCGAACAACAAAAACTCTTTACAAAAATTCGAACAGATTCCGGCACACCTGCAGGGCTTCTTGCTTGGCAACAGGTTTCAGCCATGCCCGGTGCCAGTGCTGAAGAAATTGTAGCATCATATCCGCCTGGCGACTCCAGTCTCAAAGACGCAGTTGGCACAGCGCAGACACTGATCAGTGGAATGAAAAAAACTGCAAGTTATCCTTCCACTGTCAATGGCATTGCAAGTGCAAATGTTTGGCCAGGTGTACTGGGACCAGATTTATATGCCATGGCAGTGGCCGCAATGAGTCCACAGGATCCATTGTTTGTGCAACAGGATCCACTGTACGACTACTGCGGAAAATTTGTTGGCTACAACGAAACAGTCATCACCGGAGACTCAGATTACAAAGGCGGTGATGCCACGGCCGACGCAGTTATTAATCCTCCTACAACAAATTTTGAATTTCTTTGGATTGAAGATCGTAAGTGTTGGGCAGTGACCGGCATACAAAGTGAACAGCTTATAGATATAGGTAGAGATAAAGGTCGTCAAGGCATATATCTTACCCGTTGTCCAGAAATTACATTGCATCGTGCATACAATCATATTCTCAGCATTCCTTCTTACGATCCAGGCGACCCAGATGCAAAGCCATCACCTATTCCGCCTGTTCTAGCACCAGAGTTTTTTATATGCAAAGTAGGTACCAATTTAAAACCAAAGATTTTGAATGGAGAAATTGTTAAATTTAACAAAGGCCTGAGCAGACTTGAAACATCTGAAGTGCTAGAAGATGCTAATGGTTGGTTGCCAAGCGATTCAGAGCATGAAGAAATTATCGACGGCGAGCCGGTAATTGTTAACTTGCCAGGCATAGACGGGCCAGAAGGAATCAATCGTAGACAAGAAAATCCATTGGGCACCACCATGTATTTTTCAATTGAACAGACCAGACATACTGGCACTGATCAGCCATTGTATCCTGACAAAGACATTTGGTGGTACAATCCAGAAACTCTGGAAACACATCGCTGGCTTCCAGATGATATTGGTGGTGGTCAATGGATTCCAATATCAGACCAGGACCGTGAGGACACCTGGTATGGTTCAAGTTACAATCCTGCTGAAATCAATGTAAATTATTTGGCCTACAGCAATCGAGATGGTAGCATTTTTGGATTGTTTAAATTAATTTAATATATGAAGCATCTTGAAGAAAACAACATGAGTTACTTTGAACACTTATGGTTCGCTTGGAGCATGGCACTGGCACTTTTAGTACATGGACTTGTTCCGCCCTTGTTTACAACATACGCATCAGACAAAATAAAAAGTAAATCTAACAACATAAGTTAAATAAGCATATATTGCAAATGATTTAATAGGTCAATCAATAAATACAACTTTAAGGAGTAGCCAATGAGCACACAACATTTTCGCAAATACATTGATATAATCAATGAAAATAGTCAGGCAAACACCCAACTCGACGAGGGCATTATGGACATGCTAAAGCCATATATCCAAAAAGCTGCCAAAGCCTTGATGTCAAAATTAGACCCAGAAACTCTACAAGGACTAAAACAAGCCTATGACCAATCAGGTGGCGACAAAGATAAAATGATGGCGCTGATTGGAATTACAAAACAAGATCTAGCACCACTGGCCAAACAGGCTGGCACGCAAGAAGCAGGCATGAACGATCCATTGGATAAAGTACTGTTTGGTACAGGCACTTCGTTAAAAAGCAAAGTGTTAACTGGAGTATTTAATATTCTACCACTTGTAGGTATCTTAGATTTGATAACTGGTAACACCATTGGCAATGCGTTGCAAAGCGCAGGCGGTAGTGTTCTGTCATACTTGTTTTATATAGTGAGTGCCGTGTTAATTTGGGGTGCGGGCAATTATGACTTTGGCGACATGGACCGTAAAGGTGGTAGTAATCCACCAGTTGGTTTTACCAGCGACGGTTCATAAACTTCAAGACTTGACAAAATTATAGACTAGTGCTATAATACAAGTTATTGCTGTATGAAGCAAAGAGAAAAGTGTTCTGGACGGGGGTGCGAATCCCCCCAGGTCCACCACAAACATATTCGACCTCACACGCGGAGAGGTGAAATTTAACAGAGTATGTTTTTGATGGGCCTGACCTAGATTCGACAGGGCAACAAGTAACAGAGTGGACAGCACGACAGCGATAGTCGTAAAAACTAAACAAAAGTAACCGCAAACGACTCACAGTTCGCATTAGCGGCCTAACAGCCACTTAGGGTAGGAAATACCTCGTAACAGAAAATACCAGAAAGCACCTTCGGGTGCTTTCTTTTTGGAAAATTGCGAATAGTCAAATACTATAAGTATTAGCCTAACTTATCAAAGAGGAACCTATGCCAGATCATGTAATTGCAACTGAAACAGATACACAGGGACAAGAAATTAAAATTTTTAACTGTACTGCTTTGGTTGGCAGTCCTGTTTATACATTCTATTTAAAAAACTTTGTAGAGCTAATTGAAAATGGACATGCATACCCTCATATTGCATCAACCAATCGTACTAAGGCAATATACGCTACCATAAATGGTGAGGTGGTTGGCAATATCATTTACGACTTTGATGATGAAACAAAAAAAGTAACATATCTAATTTTTAGTTGCGTTGACAAGAATTATAGGCGGCGCGGCATTTTGAAAATAATGCATCGTTACTTTGAAGAAACTATTAAAAAAGCTGGCTCAGTCAGCTTATACAGTTTTGTTCACAGAGATAATGCCGCCCGTATTGCTAGTTGTAAGTCACTTGGGCTAGAACCAATTGTACTTAAAATGATAAAGAAATTAGTGTAGATTTGTTGTAAAAATACAACACTTGACCATTGTTTCCTTTTGTGCTATACTAGCATTCAACTTAGGAGTTATAATGGAATTAGTAGAAAGAGCCAGAATTTTTGCAACAGCGGCCCATACCGCTGTGGCACAATTACGGAAGTACACTAATGAGCCGTACATTGTGCATCCTGCCGAAGTAGCCAGCATTGTTGCCTCAGTTCCGCATACACCCGAAATGTTAGCGGCCGCTTGGTTGCACGATGTGGTTGAAGACACTGGTGTTACCAACGAAGTAATCCGTGCTGAGTTTGGTGCAGAAGTTGCTGAGTTGGTTGGCTGGTTGACTGATGTCAGCAGGCCCGAACAAGGCAATCGTGCTGTCCGCAAGGCCATCGACCGGGCACATACTGCCGCCGCACCTGCTGAAGCACAGACTGTAAAGTTGGCCGATTTGATCTCCAACACCCGTAGCATTGTAAAAGAAGATGTTGCTTTTGCCAAAGTGTACTTGGAAGAAAAGCGGTTATTGTTGGAAGTGCTGACTCGCGGAGATGCCGCATTGATGGCGGAAGCCAGAACAAGTGTGTCTAAATGATCAGCGAACAAGACCTTGTGTTTCGTTTAAGAAAAAGAGCAGAGATCCGGAGGCAAATTCAGACTCGAAAGAGTGTACAAGAAGGAGCCCCGGATCGAATTGCCGACCTGCTGGAAGAAGCCGCAGATGAAATCGAAAGACTTAGAAAAAATGAACCAGCCTAGATTATACATGTTGATCGGAATCCCCGGTGCAGGTAAAAGCACCTGGATTAAAAATCAGCCCTGGGCCCTGGGGCTGACTGTGGTCAGTACAGATGTGTTTGTAGAAGACCATGCCAGGGCACAAGGCAAGACTTATTCAGAAGTGTTTGAAGAATACATGCCCACAGCAATTGATCTAATGATTCAACAAGTTGTGTTTGCACAGGAGCATGGCCATACCATAATATGGGATCAGACCAGTACTACAATTAAAAGTCGTGCTAAAAAGTTCCGCATGTTGCCCGACTATTATCACATTGCTGTGGTGTTTAAAATACCAGACCATATAGAACTGGACCGCCGCTTGGCATCAAGACCTGGCAAAGTAATTCCAGATCGAGTGCTAGATGATATGATTATTAATTGGGATGAGCCAGAAGAAGAAGAAGGCTTTGACGAGATCTGGTATATATCGTAATGAAAACATGGGTTACTTCTGACATACATTTTAGTCACACCAACATTTTAAAATTCTGTGCTGACAGCAGACCGTTTCACGACATTACGGAAATGAATACTGCAATTATCAACAATCACAACAGTGTAGTTGGTTATGATGATTTGGTTTACATACTAGGTGACATTGCATTCACTGATGCAATTTCAGCATCCAGGCTGTTGAATCGAATGAATGGAAAAAAGATTCTGATCAAGGGCAATCACGATGTCAAGCTTTTAAGAGATCAAACTTTTAGAAACTGTTTTGCAGAGATACACGAATACTTGGAACTTGGCTACAAAGAATTCCGGATTGTATTGTTTCATTATCCAATTTGGGAATGGGATATGATGCATAGGGGTGCGTTACACTTTCATGGTCACTGCCATGCTAGGCCCACCACGGTGCCTGGCAGGATCTTGGATGTCAGCATGGATGGAAACAATTGCTTTCCTTACAGTATGGATGAAGCAGTTCAATTGGCCATGAAAAAAATTGTCAGAAGTCACCATTAATCATTGACAACTGCCACAGCGTCAGCTATAATAAAATTTGTAATAATTATTTTAGGAGATTTATATGATCACAATGAAAGAGTGGATGGAATTGGTTGACTATAAAATTACCGAAGGTAGTGAATATGGTTGGAGTTGTTATGGCCCAAATTCCTACAGCCTGGACAGTTGGAATGGTGTTCACGGCAAAGGTGGATATAGTTTTAGCATTGTATTCAGTACTAAAACACAAAAGGTCTACGAAGTCAGTGTATGTGACTATACCAATGACCGTGCCTATCGTATGATTGTGGAGAACAAGCAGGATAAGCACCGCAAGGAAGCAGAATCCAAAAGCGAACTGGCCAATCAAGCATGGGATGATGTCAACTATATTGATTTGGATGTGGATGATGATTTTTTCCAAAAAGCACTGGCCATCAAAGACGGAGATGAGTATGACACTCGTGTGCAGATTCCGGTTGACTTTTCGGATGAAGAGCTGTTACAATACATGAAACTGGCGCATGATCGTGATATGACATTTAACGAATTTGTTGAAAAGGCACTCGAAGAAGCCATAGCAAAACATCAACATTTGCCAAAATCCGACGATTAAGGTTATTACAGATTGTTTACAATCTATAAGTATCATTACAGTAGAGTGTTTTCGGATACTCTACTGTAAACAAAAAGGAAATATAATTTATGAAAAAAGTCTTAGCAATTTTAGCACTAACTATTAGTGGTTCAGTATTTGCAGGTTCTATCACAGTGGAAGGTCAAAGCATTGACGGCCAAAGCGGTGGAGCAGACCAGAAAAACTTCAACATGACAGCAAGGGAAAATATTAATAAAACTTTTGCAGGCCATATTCAAGTTTCAACAACTCAGACAGATGGTACCAATGCAGTATCAACTCGTCTGGAAGCCGGCTTAACCGGTTCTGTCGCAGTATTTGGACCAGTAACTGGTTACACCACAGTGGCAGTTGGAGAGAAATATAGTTCCACTGGTAGTTTTTCTTACTACTCAGTTGAGCCAGGTCTCTCTGCTCCAATTGGTGGCACTGGGCTAACTGCAAAGGTTGGCTATCGTTATCGCAGTTCGTTTGATAACACCAGCGTTAACTTAGATACAACTCAAACAGTTCGTGCTGGTGTATCATATGCTCTTACTAAGCAAGATGCAGTTGGTGTCCGTTACGACAGAGTAACAGGCGATTCCAAGCAAAATGTTGTAGCAGTCAACTACACTCGCAGTTTCTAATTTAAAAATTAGTTTCACCAAAAGCCACCACTACGGTGGCTTTTGTGTTTTTGTAGTGTATAATTAATATGTAAGACAACAGTTTTACAACACACTCAAACACAGGAGAATTACAATGAGTACAATTGCCCCTAATGGCTACCAACTTCGTCTTGAACTACTCAAGATGTCAAAAGAAATGCTAGAGCAAGACTGGCATGCACATCGCGAATCGCTTCGGTCTCAATGGGAACAAGAAGTTAACTTGGTCCAAATTCGAGCCCATTCAATTGATCAACCAGTTGAAGCAGTTCCAGCACAACCCGTCTTCCGACCTTTTCCTACAGAAGAAGAGATCATTAAGAAGGCCAAGGTCCTAAACGAGTTCATTGCACAGAAGTAATAAACGGTAGTTTTGCCAAAAGAAGTCTATGTGGCTAACACCTCATAGACTTTCTGTTTAAGTAATGTTACAATGTTAAAAGCATCACAATTAGTGATGTAATAATTTAAGGAAACACAATGTTAAAGAAATTTGATGAAACCACTAAACAGTATAAACTGTTCAAAGCCCTTGTTATCAATGGCGAGTCATTGACAGAAGCCGCAATTGAAAAGCGTTTTGGTATCAAGAACCCAACAGCAACAATCAGCGTTATCCGTCAACGCGGTTATGCAGTTTATGCAAATCCCCGTAAAGCAGGCAATGGCGTTCAGGTCACTGAATATCGCCATGGTGAAGCCAGCCGTCGCATGGTAGCTTTGGCATACAAAGCACAGGCCATGGGCATCACAATCTAATTTGCTTAAAAATTAGACAAATTAGCCCCTTAATTGGGGCTTTTTTGCGGCTGTAGCATAAAAACAACAGAAAAACGGTTGACAGCAGGCCCAAGAACCAGTATAATTAACACTTAGACAGCAACAAATAGGACTTAAAATGAAAATCGCAACAGCAATTTCCCAGATACAAAAAGACGCAGAGTTTTTAGGCTTGGGCTTTCTGGAAATGATGCAGTTTATCCAAGAATCTCCATTGGCCCAGACCCAAAAAACTATGGAAGCATACAAAGTTGTTATGGTCAATGGCGCCAAGATGTTTGCCCCTGCATAAAACGGTTGACAACAGGCCCAAAAGGCTGTATAATAAACACATACACACAAAGGAACTACCATGCGTACATTTACCAAACAAGAACACCTTAACAGCATCGATTCCAATGACATAGGTGATGGCATTGATGACTTTATGGATCCTGACCTTAACAAGGCTTTTGGTAAGTTCTGTATAATGGACGACCAGTGTGCCTATAATACTATATTAGAAGATATCGGTTACGACGAGGACGAAATTGAAAACGAGCATTGCACTATCGTCCACGACACCGTTGTTGAGACTCTCAAGCAAGTGAACCTGGTGTTCAAGAACTTGGGCATTGACCTGGAGTTCAAAAGTGCAGACATGGTGGAGCATGTGGCCTTTATGCTTACTGGCAAAGGCGACACACCCGAAGATATGGCCCACCGTATCCGTAGATTGGTTGACAACAAGCCGGTTTAATAGTATACTATACAAGTTCATGAAAGGTCAGAAATGAAACTCAAAGCACTAACATTAGCCATTGCCTTGGCCCTAGGAAGTACAGCCTACGCTCAGACCAAAGCATTAAATTATGAGGACAGGCAAATTTCAACAGCACTTGCAAAAACAGGTGTACCCATTGCCTGGTCCAGAGGGTTCACTGGCCAAGGTATAACAATTGCCATTGTTGATCAGGGCTTTGATTTGACTCATGCAGACTTTGCCAATAAAATTGTTGGCAGTAAAAATCTCTATAATCCAGCATCAGCGGTAACTTGGGGTCATCATGGAACACTGATGGCAGGCATTGCGGCCGCAAATAAAAATGGTTCAGGCACAGTTGGCGTTGCACCTGACGCAACTCTATTATTGGCCCAAGTGGGTGCTGGTGGTACTTCAGCAGGCATTAATTTTACCGCAGTCAAGCAAGCAGTGGATTGGGCCAGTGCCAACGGCGCATCAGTTATCAACCTGAGTCTAGGATCCATGTTTGATCCAAATTTCAACAAAGGCATCTCTAAAATGTCTGCAGGAATTTATAAAGCGCCTGCCGCATATGGATCATTGTATGGTTACAGTACGACCGATGTGCAAGCATTTGCAGTAGGTACCAACAGAGGAAGTATCATTGTTGCGGCCGCAGGCAATCAAGGACTGGCATACTCACAGGTACCAGGAATGTTTGCTACTCAGGTTGATAGCAAAGGTAACTTGGTACTGGGCGGCAAAATGCTGATTGTTGGCTATTCCGACACCAACGGCAATATTGCCACCTCATCAAACAAGGCTGGCTCCATTTGCAATAACATATCTGGCTCTACCTGTAATGATCCTTACCTGGTCAAGGACTTCTATGTTGTTGCACCAGGCATGCAGTTGTATGGCTCAGTGGCCAATCAATATGGATTGAAAGATGCTGATGGCAAGTTAAACTCCAGTGGTTCAATTGCAGTTACCGGATCCAGTGGCGCCACTGCCTATGTGTCAGGTGGTGTGGCGTTGATGAAACAGGCTTGGCCACAGTTAAGGTCAGAACAAATTGTTTCATTGATTCTAAATACAGCCACGCCAATGGGCGACTCAAATGTAACTGGCCGTGGTATGGTAAACTTTGATAAGGCAACCCAGCCAATGGGCACAGTGACACTGGCCAACATGACCAAACTCAACGGCTCTGGTCCACAAGGCAAAACAGTTGGCCTCACTGGCACAGGAGTAGCCACATCTGGCGCAATTAGTTTGGCCACCAGTTCAGTGCTACAAAACGCACAAGTGGTTGACAGCATTGGGCGTAATTATACTGCAAACCTAACAAAGGCAGTGGCATTTACCAACTCAATGAGTTACCAATATGCCACGCCGTGGATGTCCATGGCTTCTTCAAACTATAAACACATGGCAGTACCATTTGGTAAAGATAGCGTAATAACACTGATGACCAGTGACACAGGTACAGCAACTCAATATGAGTGGCAACATAGTGAGCGTACTCGACTAAGCTTTGAAGCGGGTGCATTGAAGGAAACAAACTCTGTGCTTGGTTCACAAGGTGGTGGCGCAATGGCGTTTGGTGGTAGCAATACTACTTGGTTTGGAGCAGGCGGCAGTTATAAGGTGGCTGAGAATACTGCATTGATTGGAAAGTACACCGTGGGTTTTACTAAAACTTCTAATGTACAGGATAGCATGGTCCAATTAGATTCTACACTTGTAAGTGATAGTTGGAAGTTGGGCGCATCACAACAACGAGTGTTCATTGACCAAGGTAAATTACATGATGCAATCACATTATTTGTTGCTCAGCCAGTACAGGTACGAAGTGGTAGCGCAACAGTGACTGGAGTTACATCTTATACATACAGCGATAATGGTGACGGCACAAGTACTGCAAACCCACAGTCACAAACAATGCGCTCTAGCTTGGCACCGGAAGTGCGTGAAATGAATCTAGTACTTGGTTATACTGTTAAACACACTAACAAAACAAGTGTTGGATTTGATGTGGTACGCCAGTTCAATGCAGGCGGTGCCGCAGGAGTACAAGCAACAGGATTTTCAATAATGGCTCGTAGCGTATTTTAAGGAAAATAGATGAAGGATCGTGACAATGTACAGCAACGAATGACTGAAATTATGGAGCTCATAGACAGCTCCATTCAGTTGACAGACGACAGAGAAGAGCTTATAATGTTAGCATGTGCAATGTTACAACGCACAGTAGAAATACTCGACGACACCATTGGTGAACAAGGTCGAGATATCATATTAAAAGGATCATTAAATGAGCAAGGCTAAACATAAACCGTACCAATGGATCGATGGTGATGCCGCAGATCGTATTACCAGTATGACTCTGAAAGACTATCGAGCCAATCTCAAAAGTGAATTGGCCAAGTGGAAGAAGAATCCCAAGACCGACGAAAACCCAGACGGCTACTGGTTGCATCCTGAAGATGTAACAGGTAACATGCGTAGGATTGAAGCACTCAATCTGATCATCAGTGACTTTGTAGAAACACCGGATGAGATAAAATGAGTGCTACATCGGCCAGCAGTAGTCCGGGTATAACAGGCTTTATTGAAATCTTTGAAGGTCGGTTGACCAAAATGAAGCTACACCTTAAAGAAGAACTGAGCAAGGCCAAGGGTGAGCGAAATCGTAAATTAATTAAAAGTCAACTGGCTGATGCCAAGAAACTAAACCGGACACTGAAGGAAATGCGTAATGCCAATACTAAACTGTGTCCACATTGTGGAGAGAAGTTATGAATAAATGGGTATATAGAATTTTCATGATACTGTTATGGCTCATGGTTGTAGTCAGTATTTTTATGATGCTTATCAGCAAGCCTCCACAAGTCATGTGTCTTGGGGGTATTGTAATGACACCAGATAAAGGTGGAGACATGTGGGTCCAGAAGGGCCTATTTCCAACGCATTGTATGCCAATAGACAAGGATTAATATGAAACAAGAGCTAGACAAATTGTTGTGCGAGCGGTACCCAAAGATGATGGTGAACCGCAACAAGGATATGAAAGAAACTTGTATGTGTTGGGGCTTTGAATGTGGTGAAGGTTGGTTTAATATCTTGGATCAGCTGATGGGCAATATCCAACATCATATTGATTGGAAGATTAGACAACATGATGTTGCCATTAAAATTAATAAGATAGCCACTCAGCTCAAAGCTGGTAACAGTGAGTTGTTTGACGAAGAATATAAAGATCTGATTAATCTGGAGCATAAAA